GTAGTCATAGTCGTTGCTGACCACTAAATCAGTGGATACAGACTTGTACATTTCTTCTATCTCTCTGGCGATAGAAGGACTGAATTCACCAACATTAACTTGTAAAACTCTCGCTAATGCAGCCGCATTACTAGCATTAAGCGCATTTACACCATTAAGGAGTGCGGCAATAGCCGACTGTCCGACACTTAAAGCGTCGGCTATGGATTCCTGTGAGAGCTTCAACGTAGACTTTTTGCTCTCATAAATCGCCTTCAGACGTCTAGCGTCTTCAAGCTGTTCTGTTGTTAATGGTTTCTTTTTTATGCTCATAGTAGAAATTTAACACCGTAGGGGATAATTTACTAACACCGCATGTGTTGACATAACTACCTCCAGCGGTGATAATTAATCCATGCACTAAGGAGGTCGTATGGAACAGCGCATAAAACTTAATGAATACGCACAACGATTCGGTCAAACCAAAGCTGCTCAAGACCTTGGGGTTTATCAGAGCGCTATTTTCAAAGCGTTAACAGCCAAGCGAGATATCACGGTAATCGTGCATGAAGATGGTTCTGTTTCTGCTGAAGAATTAAAACCGTTTCCCAGCATTCGCCGCGACAATAACGCAGCCTAAGTAACACCGCTCTTTTCACAATGGCCGTCCGGCCTACGTAGCTGAAAAGCTAACTTCAAATCAAAACAACAAACATGGCTCTGCGTGTCTGCGCATGGGCCTATTTAACTATTTCAACACCAAAGGAATTTAACAAATGGAAAACTCAATTAACCGCAACAAGGTCAATGCCCGTCGCATTGAGTCCTGGTTGCTTAACCGTATCGCTATGAAAGGTGGAAACAACGTAGCTAAAGAGATCGGCGTCGATAAGGCACAGATAACCCGCTGGAAAGAAACGTGGCTGCCGAAGATGGCAATGCTGCTGGCAGTTCTGGAATGGGGTGTCGTTGATGACGATATGGCGCGGCTGGCAAGAGAAGTAGCTGCGGTGCTCACAAAGAAAAATCGCCCGGCGGCAACCGAGCGATCTGACCAAATGACTTTGAACTTCTAATAACTCAGGGGTGAATTATGCCAGGCAAATTTGAATATGTAAATCATTGGGAGGATGAGTGATGGCAAGTCAATTTTCTATGCGTAAAAGGCTTGCTGTTTTCACTAATTCCTCTGGCAACTGTGCTTATTGCGGTAATCCAATCTCGATGGACGGTATGCATATCGACCATATCAAACCGAAAAAGCATGGGGGAAATAATGATCTCGTCAACCTTAATGCCTCTTGTGCAACATGCAACACCGCCAAGGGAGACAGAGATTTAGACGACTATCGCCTGCACATGATGATTAAAAAATCTGAATTCAACGGCGTAATAACATTTAAGCAATGGCAAGACCTCAATGAACGAGGTGTGACGATCAATCTGCCTACTCACTTATTTCACTTTGAGGTCAATTCATTATGAGCAGAGCAGCAACAGACTGGGCATGGAGTCTTGAACTTAAAGCATCGCAAAAACTTTTGATGCTCTCTCTGGCAGATCGTGCTGATGAATCTCACTGCTGCTACCCAAGCATACAGCGCCTTGTGAAAGACACTGGCATGGACAGGAAGACCATTGGTAAGTGGGTCGGACAGATGATTGATGATGGGCTGATTACTGATACCGGAGAGCGAAAAGGGAAGACAAAACAAGTTCGAGTTTTACGTCTCAATATCGAAGTTAAAGAATACCAAAAACGGAACAGTACCGAAAACGGTAATGATCCCAAATTTGGACATGAAACAAGCCCAAATTTGGACGCGAAACGATCCCAAAATTGGGATACAGAATCAGTCATTGAACCAGTCAATGAACCTAACTCTCTCTCTGGGCGCGAAGGATTTATGAGCGAAGCTGCAAAGCGCCGTATTGGGATATCACCTGGAGGAGAAATTCCTCTTCCTCCAATGTTCAAGCCAAACGAAGAACACATAGCGATGGCGAGAGAGAAAGGGGTGAGCATTGAAACTGAACTGCTCAACTTCAAGGATTACCACACTGCTAGAGGCACCATGCTTCTTGACTGGAACTCAGCATTCCGCGTCTGGATCAGAAACGCACGTGTTAACCCGTTCACCAGAAAGCAGCGTAGTGAGCCTGAAACTCCACACTGGAACAGCCGCGAGGGCTGGGAGGACTTCCTGTGACAATGCAACTGATGACAGCCATTCAGAACCGTGATGGCGAAGCAATGGCCCGGATGTCCGGAAGCCACGATCCGAAAAACGTAATCAACATCGAAGCTGAAAATCTGGTCGACTCTCTTTTCCGGCAACTAAAGCAAATCTTCCCAGCAGCATCACAAACCAATCTCAAGACTGACTCTGATGAGAAAACCGCAAAGCGACAATGGATCGCCGCATTTTCTGAAAACGGGATACGCAGCAGAGAACAGCTTTCTGCAGGGGTAAGACATGCCAGAGCCAGTGAGTCACCTTTCTGGCCTTCTCCTGGGCAATTCATCAAGTGGTGCAAGGACAGTAGCACTGTTCTTGGCATTAACCTGGCAGATGTGATGAATGAGTTTCATCGCTACAGCAGAGAAAAAGGTGTCCACACTGGCGGTGCGGAAAGGTTCCCATGGTCTCATCCCGTCATGTACTGGATTGTCACCGATACGCGCCGGGCCATGTACCAACGGCAACTTAGTGAGGTTGAGACTGAAAAGTTTGCAGCTAAAAAGCTAGAAGAGTGGGCGTTAAAAGTAGCTGGCGGCGAGCAGATTCCATCACCAGTTATGGCTATTGAATGCAACTCCGACGTCATTCCAGTAACCCATGAGAGCAGAAACATCGGTTACCACCCTGAAGGAAAAACATTTGGCTGCATGCCGAACGCCGCAACTTTAGGTGCGCTCACCCCCGCTCAATGGTTGTGGGATGAATATCTCAAAGGGAAGGCCTCCGGCCTTATCAGGTGAAGACGATGGACAGCTTAAAACAACGCATTCTCGACTACGTATCAGCTAACCATCCAGCCAAGGTTGATCTGATTTACAAAGAGCTTGGTATCTTCCGCAACCGGTATTACGAAGAGGCCAAGCAACTCCGCCTCATGGGTAAGTTGCGCAGCGTACCGGGCATCGGCGTATTCACTGGTGAAGATGACTATCAGCGCTGGCTGAAAAATGGCGGCTACGAAGAAATCAGGCAACGCGCTGTCGATGCAAATCTGAGTAGTCAGGAAGCTAAGGGTATGAAGAAACCGCGTAACAGTGACGACCCGAAGATGTTCGCACCATATGACCCGGCGAAAAATGGAGTCGTGGCTGAGTTCATGCAGAGCGATGCGAGAAAGCGTCTGATGATGGTTTACGGGAGGTTAGGAGCATGAATGAGACACGCAACACCAGAGAAATTATCGAAACTGAGTATCCGGAATTCCCTGAAACCATCCTCCACGCCGAACTATGCCGCGCATGTGCTCGCGTTGACGGTCGCAGCATCAAGCAGTCGCTTAAGTCATTTGCTCTGGCACGTATCGAGAAGGTTGAGAGCAAGCCACTTAAAGGCGCACTGGAGCAGATGGCATCAAGCATGTTTCCAGAAACAGAGATAGCCCGTATCCGCGCCTGTGTAGGACGCATGGAGTCTGCACTTGTTAAAACATTCGGAGTGAAGCGAGCATGACCTGCATTCGAATACCTAACGGAATTATCTGCACGTATCCAACTTACCGTTTGCGCCTTGAAGACGGAACCTGCGTTTTCATGTCATGGCATGACTACTGCGGGCCAGAGTTTTATCGAGACAAAAACGAACGTCGCTGGATTGATGAATGGTGGGAAAACCCACTCATTGTAAAGGCGCTCGATTGGTTTACCGGCAGAGGAAATCGCGCATGAATGAAGCCTACATAGCAGAGCTATCTGCAAGCGTGGCCGTGATAGTCGGCCTTTTTTATGCCCGGAGGAAATGGTGAAAGAAACGATATTTCTATGCGCTCTTTATCTCATTGCCGGATTTGCTATGGGCTTTGCTGTTTTTTCTCCCGGGAAGGAGCACGTAAACGAACTCAAAGCAAAGGCTGCTGTAGCGGTATACGAGGGAAGAGCGGTCTGCGAAAAGGCTCTAGACCAGTGGGTATGCAGTATTCCAAAAGATTAACAGGCTCGCATAGCGGGCCTTTTTTATGAGGGTAGGATTATGACTAGCAGAGAAAAATTTGAAGCATTTCTGGTTAGTGAATATGAGTGGGGCAACGATGCACTAAACGCGGCCAACTTCCACGGTGACGATGCGACAGGATATTACACGGGCGGAGATTTCATCTACGACGGGCAAAGTTGCAGCGAATGTCTGTTCTGGGCTTGGCGTGGTTGGCAAGCCGCTGAATTAGCAGCAGAGAAAAAGCTCACAGGCATGGAAGTACAGCTAGCTAACGCCGAGATCAAGTGCAGGGAGCTGTCATCGAAAGCAATGGAGCTGGTATGCGAAGCCAGCCTGGTTTACAGCAAGTACAACGATACGCAGATGCCAGATCGTGACCTTGTCGATATGCAGACTCTTCAGGAAATGCACGACCTGTGCAAAGGAGTGGCCCAATGACAGCACTCAACAAACAGGCGCTGCGTGAAGCGGCGCAGGAAGAAATCATGCTCCGCTCTGTCAGTGACACCTCTGATGCCTGGCAGGATGAAGCAAGCCCGGAAGCTGTGCTGGCGCTGCTGGATGAGCTGGAAGCCGCAGAGAAGCGCATCGCTGAGTTGGAAAGCGCGGGAACTGGTAGCCGCTGGAATCATCACTAAAGGCGGGGGAGTAGGGATATGAGCATCGTCTACGGCGTGTACTCGGTGGCATGTTCTACCTGAACTATTTCGCAGATTCGCAAAAGCAAAAAAGGCAGCGGTATTTATTGTTACTGCGACGATTTCATTAATTTTCGGCGGGCTGGCCGCAAAGGGGTACGCATGATCGGATTCACCAAAGAGCGCATCAAGCAATTCATCAAAATCCCGCTTGAGCATGGCTTAACTCGCAGCGAGCAGATGGAAATGGCCCGCCAGCTGCTTGCCGGGATGGATCACGAGCCGGTGGCGTGGTTGCTATCAGGTGGCGGGGCAAAAAATGACGTTCGATTCGATAGAAGAAAAGCTTATGATGACCCATTGCGTGAGGTGACGCCCCTCTACGCAGCACCACAGTTACCGCAGCCAGCGGTGCCTGATATGGCGACAGTAGAAACAACATACCCGGATGTGCAGACAAACTGGCAGGATGCAAAGATGTACGCAGAAGGCTGGAACGCCTGCCGAGCCGCCATGCTTCAGGGTGCCGAACCTGTAACTACGGATTACAAGTTGCCATTCGATCAGTGGCTTTCGCAGCAGACAGGAACTATTGACGTTGAATGTGGATGCGTGATGACGGAGGTGTTTTTTTCACTGGTTGCGCGTTGCTTATGAGGCTGGCAAATCTCCGTTATTCCGGATGGTTGGGTGGCTTGCAGTGAGCGGATGCCTGAAAAAGATGACTTTGTTTATATCTGGCCTCGTCCTGATTTTGGTGTCGAGCTGCATGTTGCTCAGTACGGCAAATTCGATAAAAGAGACGCTGGATGGTACGCGCAGGTTTACGAGCAAAACTTCGGCATTGAATACCATCCAATAACCGTAACCCACTGGATGCCACTGCCAGCAGCACCGCAGCAGGAGGTGAAGTGATGCCTCCAGTTAAAGTCGTAATTATCACACTGGTTATGGTGGTGATTGCAAGAATGATGTCTGGTGAAATTGGGTGGGTATGGTAATGGCTAACCTGCAACTGGCAGTTAACGGTGAATACTTCGATCAGATGAAGTCAGGCGAGAAGAAATTCGAGTACCGGTTGCTGAATGACTACTGGCGAAAGCGCCTGGTTAATCGAGATTATGACAGATTGATAATCACCAGAGGTTACCCGAGGAAAGATGACACTGACCGCCGAATTGATGTGCCATATCTCGGATATCAGGAACAGGTTATTACGCATAAACATTTCGGTGATGACCCAGTTAAAGTGTTCGCTATCAAGGTGAATATTTTAATACTGTCGCAACGTCAAGCAACATTACCAACCCTCAAAGTTAGTGTTATAATTAGGTCGCAGTCGGATTGAGCAACCGGCTGTGACCTCTGCATCTGATTGGGAAATTAGATGCGAAACACAAAGAGTACGACCTACCATATCCCGTCAGCGTTATCTAATGCTGAGGGTTTTCTGCATTCTGCGTTACCTATCGGGGGTGGCGTATGAATATCCCTGAGCAGGGTATCAAGCTGCATGCTGGCAACTTCTCCGCCATCGGTCAGCACCTGCAACCATATCTCAATGACGGTCAATGCTATCGCCTCCAGTTAAAGCTATGGAGAGAGAAGCGCAGCCTGTCGCAGAACTCACTTCTTCATATGTGGCTGGGAGAAATCAGCGAATACCTGATTAAATCCGGCCGCACTGACGCTACCCCTGAATGGGTCAAGCGCAATCTCAAAAAGACATACCTCGGCTGCGAGGAAGTCACCTACACCGATTTCATCACCGGTGCCAAAGAAACCACCTGGGAACCTCGCCACACGTCTCAACTCGATACCGGAGAGATGCACATCTTCCTGTGCAAAGTCGAAGCGTGGTGCGCTCAGTTTGGTCTGGCGCTGACTATCCCATCAGGTTGTGAATTCCAACAATTGCGCGACAAGCAGGAGTCCTAATGAGCATTTACCAACGCATTAACGGCGCTGACTGGCGCAATATCTGGGTGGTTGGCGATCTGCATGGCTGCTACACAAACCTGATGGGCAAGTTAGATGAATTGAACTTCGACCCGGCGCATGACTTGCTTATCTCCGTCGGTGACCTAATCGACCGCGGCGCTGAAAATGTAGAGTGCCTTGAGTTAATCACGATGCCGTGGTTCCGGGCGGTTCGCGGTAATCATGAACAGATGATGATCGACAGCTTGTCGGAGTACGGCAACGTCAATCACTGGCTGATGAATGGGGGAGGTTGGTTCTTCAATCTCGACTACGACAAAGAGGTGCTTGCTAAGGCGCTGGTTCATAAAGCGGATGAACTTCCGTTGGTCATCGAACTGGTGACCGGTGATAAGAAGATTGTTATCTGCCATGCCGACTACCCGGCGGGAGTCTATGAGTTCGAAAAGGATATCGACGAAGATCAGACGATCTGGAACAGAGAACGTATTTCCAATTCACAAGACGGGAATCATCACGAAATCACTGGTGCCGACCTGTTTATCTTCGGCCACACGCCAGCCCGCCAACCCCTCAAATATGCCAATCAGATGTACATCGATACCGGTGCAGTGTTCTGCGGAAACCTGACTCTGGTGCAGATTCAGGGTGGTGCCCATGCGTAAGCCAACCCGCCGTAGCTGCAAAATCTGCAAAACCAAATTCACCGCTACCTACGACAAACATCTGGTGGTGCTGTCCTGAGCATGGCTACGAATACAGCCAGCAAATAATCGCAAGAAGAAGCTGAATCAGACCGCAAGCGC